TGGGCCTCGAACCAGGCCCCGACCGATCCGGCCTCCTGCAGTGCGAGCCGCAACGGGGTCCGTGTCGGCTCAGTAGGAGGCCGGGAGGCTTCGAGGAGGGCGACGAGTTTCCCGCCGCAGCCGGCCCGGGTGACGTAGTCGACGGAGTTGCTCGGCGAGGGGCTGATGGAGGTGACGACGAGTCCGGATCGCCCGTCGCGGGTACCGGGTTCGGCGGTTCCGTTGGCGCGGATCGACAGCCCAATGTCGCCGTGCATCGCCTCGATGATCGGTGCGACGTGCGGGTAGATGTCCACGGAGGCGTACAGGCCGGGGCCGTCTGGGCCGTCGGCCTGGTAGATGGGGGTGGAGGAGATCTTCCCGGCCAGGTCGTGGAGGGAGCGTTCCGGGCGGTCGGCTTCCTCGGTCAAGGATGGGTGGTTGAGGTACATCTGGGTGCCGACCGGCCAGGCTGCTGGTCCGTGGGCGGCGAGCATCGCCCCGGGGTAGTAGCCTTTTGTCCCCCAGGTGTCGCCGCTGATGAGTTTCGCGGTGGCCTTCTTGCATTTCCCGGCGGCCTGGAGTGACCCGGAGGATTCACGGAGGTCGAGGGTCGCTGCGGGGCGGATGGTTGTGGTGGCGGCGGATTCCCGCAGCGCCACTTTCCGGGCACGGTTGTTGTGGCGCTTGGGCACGGGGTCCCCTCTGGGGTACTGGTGGCTATCGGGTGCGGTCGGCGGCCAGTTGGCGGAGTTCGGTCAGCGTCGCGGGTCGGTAGGAGTCACGCCACGCTGGGGTGTGTCGGCGGCGTGGCAGGTCGTCCCAGCTGATCCGCCCTGATGTCATCAGCTGGTGCCGGCCGGGTCCGAGGATCGCGATCTGATCGTCTACGGGTAGGGCGTCGAACCATTGGCGGGCGTCTCTAAGTGCTGAGGGTGGCTCGGCGGTGATGCCCGATTCCGACCAGGGTGGGGTGATGGCGACCCGCTGGCATCGGCCGCATTGATGGTCGGCGGGTCCGGGGGTGCTGGTGGGCCAGGTGCTGCCGTGCAGGGCCAGGCATGCCGGGCAGCATCGGATGTCGAGTTGACATACCCAGGTCCACCCGGATATCAGGGTGGGGATGCTGGCGTGCAGGTCCTGGGTGGCGAGCCGTGAGGCGTCGACGGGTTCGGTGCGGGTGATGGTGATGGCCCGGTCGAGGCCGGTCAGGTATGCCGCTGCGAGCCGGTCGAGGGGGTCTGTGGCGGGGGTTGGCTCACGGTGGAGGGCGTGGCGAAGCGCCCCGAGGGTGGTTACTGGGATGGTTGCCGTGGTTGCGGCGATCCTCGCGGTAGAGGCTGCGCTGCGGCGGGTGAGGTCGAGTGTCCCGGCGGCTGCGGCGACTGCGGCGAGCGTGGCGCCGCGCTGGGTGGGGGGTCGCTGGGAGGAGATGATGGATGGTTCGGCGGCCAGGGTCGCTGCGACAGCTGTGGCGGTAGCCGCAGTGGCAGCTGCGGTGACAGTGGTGGTGAGGCGGGCCAGTTCGGCTTCGGCGGCGGTCAGCGCTGCGGTGGCTGCCGGGATCCGGGACCACTCCCAGGGGTGCGGCCAATGCCCCAGCAGGACGGATGCTGCTTTGCCTGCGGCGAGAGCGGCGGCCATCAGTGCGGCGAGGGTGACCCATGATGCTGCCCATGCTGCTGTGTGGCTGCGGGTGGCGGTATCAGCGGGTTCCCCGACCTGGGTCCGCAGGTCGGCTGACAGGGCCAGGGTGGTTGAGGTGATGGGCATCAGCCGGAGATGATCGTGAATGGGCCGCGGACTCCGGCGGAGTGTCGTTCCGCCGCGATGAGGGCTGCGCTGATCCGGTTTTCGGCGGTCAGCCCAAGTCCGGCGGTGGCGTTTAGGGCGCCCTGGGCGGGGCCGGCGCCGCAGCCGATCGCCGCGTACCCGTCGGCGGGTTCCCCGACCTGAAAATCCGAGTCGATTTCCAGGAGTCGTCCGCGGACGCCGACGAGGAACGCTGCCGATGAGGATTCGGTGCCGCAGTAGTCGAAGGCCGCACCCCCGTCAGCCAGAGTGGATCGCAGCGCATCAACCCAGGTGGTGGCCATGAACGCGTCGAGCTGGGTGGATTCGGCGGGTGGTTCGGGGGGTTGGAACGACCAGTGCAGGAGCTGCCCGGCCCGGAAACTGCCGGCGAACCCGAACAGATACGCCCCGGAGGAGAAGACTTTCACGTCACTGCGGACGGTCAGGTCGTAGCCGGCAACCCCGGCGGAGTCGCCGCCGAGGATGACCCTGCCCTGCTCGGCGATCCCAGCAATGACGGTCACGGGGCGGGCTCCGTTCCTGGCGGCGGGTCAACTACTGGCGGGTCGGTCGGTGTGGGGGCGGACATGGGTCCAGGGCCGGTCGCTGCCGGATCCTGACCGTGGGCCAACGCGGCGAGGGCGGCGATCCCGGAAGTCCCGGAGCTCCCCGGGGTGGAGGGCCACTGGAAGTCTCCGTTGTCGTCGACCATTTCCGCGATGATGCTGTCGACGTCGGTCACCCCCAGCGCCCCCAGGAGCTGCGCGAGCACGAGCTCCGGGGGGAGCGTGCCGGTCGTGGAGGCATTGACGATCGCTGTGACCAGTGATCCCGGGTCGGTTTCGTCGAGGTCGGGCCAGGTGATGTCGATGGTCTGGTCGGTGTCGCCGTCGAGGGTGACGATTTCCTCGTCGTCCTCGCGGACGATCGTCCCGGTGAGTGCGCCCCGGGGTGCCCGGACGGATTCGGTGATGACGTGGTCGCAGATCCTCCGCAGCACCGACGTCCACAGGGACCGTCGCAGGTCCATGCCGAGCTCGGTGGGCCGGTCCAGGGTTTCCGCGGTGGCCCGGGCCCCGGTCTGCCCGGGGTCGGCTAGGAGCATCGTGACGGGCAGGTCGACGGCGGAGGCAACCATGGTGGCCAGGGGACGCCCAGAGTCGGCGTCGATGGTCGCACCCGACTTCGAGATCGCCTCCAACTTCGCATTCGGATCAAGGCGCATGGTTGCCCCGGCAGACAGGGGCTCCCCGGCGATACGTTCAGTCGTGGGGGCTGCGGCGAGCGCGGCCCTGGTGGCCGCCTTGGATGCGGCGGGTGATTGGACTGTCCAGGCGTACCGGGACAGGCTCTTCATGAGCCGCGCCCAGTCCTCCAGGAACTCCTTGTACGCCTTGGCCCAGTCGATGGCGGCGTACACGTCGGGCAGGCCCCGCTGCCACCCCCGCAGTCCGTTGATCTTGACGTGCAGCAGGGGTGCGTCCCACCGAACCCGAACCCCGGCGATCGCGGGGACCCGCACCAGAGGCCGATAGTCGACGTGCGGATACCAGCATTCGTCGATGCCGCTGACGGGAGTGCCGGCCGCATCGTAGGAGGTGGAGGTCCACCTGCGGTGGTAGTACCAGGGTTCGGTCGCGTCATCGGGGTTGGATCTGATGTCGGCGATCTCGTCGGCGGAGAACGTTCGTGCCCGCACCCTGCCGGTGAGCGGGGACGTGAACAGCAGGATCGCGATCTCACCGTCGGTGCCGAGGGTCCGCTCCAGTTCCTCCTGCGCCTGCTGGCCGGTCAGCGCCCGCATGTTGCCGCGGCCATCAAGGAAGCTCTGAATGACCATGTTGACGTTCTGCTCGCCTGCTTCGACAGCCTGTCCGGTTGCGCGGGCTGAGATCTGCACCCCGGAGCCCCACACGTAGGCGGCCCGGAGGTTCACCGCCCGTTTGATGAGCGGGTTTTTCAGCGAGTACAGCCGGCAGATCTCCCGCAGCCGCCGGAGCCCTTCGGGGGTGAATTCCTGGGTGGCGTGGGCGATGAGCCGAAGCCACCCCCCGTCGGCGAGTTGCCGTTCCAGGGTCGCCACTGACTCCTGGAGGAGCTCCACGGTGCTGCGTTCGGCGTGAAGTTCCTCGCGTAGGGCGGCAATGGGGTCGCGGCGGGTTGCGGTCCGGGGGGTGCGGGGCATGCGGTCCTCCCGGTCAGATAGAAGAGATGCTGAAATCGTCGTCGTCGGGGTCGGTGAGGACCGACTCGTCGGTGACGATCGGGTTCAGCAGGAGGCGGTTGACGGCCTGCGTGAGTGCGTCGACCCGGTCGTCGTGGGCGCCCCGGGGGAAGGTCGACGCCTCTTCGATGATGCCGTCGACCCACGGCGCTAACTCCGGCGCCGGGAGGATGACGTTGCCGGACTCCACGAAGGGGCTGATGGCGGCGGCGCGGGCGGTTTTCGACCCATCGGGTTCGATGGGGATGAGCCCGGCGACGGTTCGGCGGAGAGCATTGATGACCGCCGGGCCGTTGGCCTTGTCTTCGACGAGTTTCGCGGCGGCCTGTGGCCAGCGGGCAGCTAGGAGGCGCAGACGCTGGCAGGTGTCGACGAACCCGAGCCGGTCGTGTACCTGGTCGAGGAGGTAGGCTTCGGCGCCGCGGCGGCCCCACACCTGCCCACAGACGTAGTCAGCGCCGTCGGTGTCCTTGAATGCCAGGTCCCAGGACATGATGATCTCGTCGAATCCGACAGCCCACCGGGACCCGTCGGGTTGCACGATCCATTTCGGGTCGGCGTAGAACGTCCACCATTCGCGCTGGAAAATGGCCCCCTTGTCGGGGGTAGGTCGGCCCTGGAAAAGCGCGTTCCAGGCGCGTTCCCCGACTTCCCGGCGGCGCTGTTCCCACTGCTGTGTGGTGCGTCCCCGGGCTGAGGTCATGTACTGGCCGGGTTTGCGGCCGAGTGGGTCGGTTTCGCCACGCTCGGGGCGGTGGTCGGCGATCGCGGGGATGTTGATGATTTTCCAGTCGACCCCGTCGTCGCGGTCCTTGAGCCATCCGGACAGGTCGTCGTGGCGCCACCGGGTTTGGATAATGACTACTGCGACCCCGGGGCCGAGGCGGGGGATCGCGACCTCTTGCCAGAAGTCTCGGACGGTGCTCTGCCAGGCTTGCGAGTCGGCCTGCTCGCCGTCCTTGTAGGGATCATCGATGATCAGAAGGTCGACAGCTCTGGATGTCAGGCTGCCTTTGATGCCTACGCAGTAGACCTCGCCACCATGACCGGCGAGTTTCCACTCATGCGCAGCCGACGACGACGGATCGATGGCAAGGCCCAGCTTGCTGCTGTGGTTGGCGATGTCGTCGCGGATGAACTGCCCCCACCGGCGGGCCACCCCATGGGCGTAGGACACGATGGATATCCGCAGGTCTGGATTACGACGCAACGCCCACAGCGGGAACCGCCGCGAGGTGCGCTCGCTTTTACCCTCCTGTGGGGCCATGGAGATCATCAGCCGTAGGCATTCGCCATTGGCCACCTCGACGAGAGCATCATCAATGAGCTGAAGTGCGTCGGTCTGCACCGTGCGCGAATCCAACGCCTGCGCCATCATGCCAGGCGACCCCCACGGACACGGAGGCAGCGGGGGGGGTGGCTCGAACGCCCGGGCGGCGTATTCGAACGGCGACAGCAGGGTAGCGGTCACCATATCACCCCCGTCAGGACACCAGCCGGAGCCACCTCGGGACCACATCGGGCACCCGAGCCTGCTGGTCGACGCTCAGGTTCATGTCGCCGAGGATGCCCCGGATGACGTCCACCATGAGCTGACCCTGAGACTCGGCCAGCCTCACCCGGCGCTCGTCGATGCCCGCAGCGATAGCGGTCTTGCACGCATTGACGAAGTGCCCGCGTTCTTCCCGGTATAGCTTGAGCAGGGCGTGCGGCACAGCCGACGAGGTGGTATCGATTCCGGGGAACTCGGTCGCCGCCTTCTCGACTTGTTCTGTCCTGCCCCACGCGATCTCGGACTCGTCGAGCGCCCGAATGCGCTGTTCGAGCCACGCGATGTGCCCGGCAGTGCGGCATACCTCCTGAAGAAGTCCGTCTACGGGGCTGACCTCAACGGGAAGGCCGTACGTCTCCATGGCTTTTGCGGCGATGGCCTCGCCCTTGCGGCGGCTGGCTCCGGCCTTGGCCTGCTTGGTGGCTCCTCCGTGGTGCCGGCATCGAAGGTTGCCGTTGGCTACTGGGCGCATGCAGTGCTGGCCGGTGCTTTTCGCCTTCGCCCCGCAGGTTGCCATATGGTGGACCCCTTTCCCCGTAATGCCATGAGGTCACTGTCTGTAGCCGTCCGAATGGTGGAGCACGAAACAGCCCCGGGCCATGGTCGGCTCCGGGGCTGGGTTGTTCGTGGTCTCCGATGCGCGCTTTGGGCGTACCACCGGAGCGTCAGTCACACTTTTACCACCTCATGATCGCGATAGCAAGGGCGACACGCTGTACGCGGCGTACGCGACTAGTGACGCAGCGAGGTTGAAGATCATGGCGGGTCGGCCGGTGTGGCCGATCACGCGGCGGCGCTGGGCGGTGAGGACCCCGAGGGAGGCGAGGTACCGCACTCGCTGGGGTTTGACGTCAAGCGCTTCGGCGAGCGCGGCGGTGTCGACCATGGTGGGGTCGGCTGCGGCGGCGATCCGTTCGCCGAGCGCCGACCACTGCGGAGGCTTCCAGACGTGGTCTGGGCTGGTGTCGCAGGCCAGCTCGGAGGGGAGTTTCGCGCCGTCGATCCGCATGACCGCGGCGATGGTACCGGAGCAGCCATCCTCGGGGCACGGCCCGATGGTCCAGGCGCGAGTGCCGGACGGTTGGGTGATGCGGCGGGCCGCGGCTACGAGGTCGCTCATGGCGGTGCAGGCTTCGGGTGCGGCGGGGTGGGCGGCGAGCCAGGGTGCGGAGCGGGCGACATGCTGGGCGATCGCAGGCACGTTGTCGGGTGGGGTGTCCATACCGCGCTCACGGCTGATGAGTAGCGCCCATTCGACGAGGCCGGCGCGAATCTGCTGCTGCAGCTCGACCACAGTGGGGTTGATGGGCATGGGTGGGTCGACGGTACCGCCGGACACGGTGGGTTGTCCGGTGCCGGACCCGCCGAGGCTGGCGTCGTCGAGCGCGGCCCACAGGTCGGGGATGGCGTCGAGATCACCCGCGAGTCGGTCGGCGTGGTGTTGGCATAGGCGGAGTCCGTCGGCGGCGGGCCAGGGTTGGCAGCCGGCGCATTCGCCGCCATCGCAGATCTGGCTGTGCTCGTCTTTCCGGGCGCAGTGGGGATGGGAGCAAAGGATCTCTATTACGCGCATCTATTTGTCCCCAATGCCCGGGTATGGAGTTGCCCCAGATGGTAGGGCATTCCGGGCGAGGGCGTGGTCAAACCCGCAGGTCGATCCCATGATCGAGACGTGTCGCGCCCGGCATCCCCCGTTCGGCGGCGTCGGTCACCTCCGTGGTTGGTCCGGCGCCTCGTCCTCTCGAGTGTCAAGGAGCGCGAGTAGGTCGTCCCCGGACTGCGTGGGTGCGGACTGCCACGCGGTGTGCGCTGGCGGGGGTCGGTGCGGTGCGAGCTGGTCGAGGAGCGTCGGCCCGTGCTGCCGTCCGGCGGTCCGCACCGGCGCGAGTGTGGTCCGGGTTGTTGCGGGGTGGCGTCGCGCCCAGCAGGTGGGGCCAACAGGTTGGCCACCGTCCCATCCGGCGGGCGGCTGGACGAGTTGGTGGCCACAGTCCCGGCATCGGCGGGTCACGGCGTGCCGTCCACGAGCTGGTCGAGGAGCGCATGGGCGCACGCCAGGCACCGCAGCCGGTCGGGCCGTCGGGCGCCGAGCTGCCGCGCGGTGCGCCCCGCTTCGAGGTCGAGGCAGGGGCTGATGCCGCCGTGCCGGCTCGCGGTGGCGAGGTAGGTCCAGGCTTCCTGCCCGCATCCGGGGGTCCCACAGACACCCAGGGGCGGCATTGTGGCCTCTGTGGTGACCGCTGCCGGCCCAGCAGGGTCGAGTGCATGCCCGTGCACACCCGAACCGGCAGGGACGCTCTCAGCGTCCTGCCGGGGTCGTCGGCCTGAATCCCGGATCGCCACATGTGGCGCCAGCAGGCGCCGCGTCGTGTACCGCGACACCCCCAGCAGTTCCGCTGCCGCGTCCAGCGTGGCGCCCTGGTCGTACGCCTCGGCGGCCCGCGCGATCCGGGCCTGCGCAACGGCACCCCCCGGGTGGTGCGGCGGGATTCCCCGCACCTCGACGAGCGTCCGCCCCGCCGCTCGCATCGCTGCCCGGACGGTCTCCTCGGTCAGACCCAGGGTGGCGGCGATCTCCGGGGCGGTCCGGCCTGCGATGGCCAGCCGCACCATCTCGACGGCCCGGGCCGCACCCACGGCGGTCACCGACTGAGCCCGACGGCGGCGATCTGGTCGAGCACCACCGCCGTGGTGGCCTCGTCGGCGCGCCACGGCAACCCGAGAGCACCGCGGGTCGGCACCGGATCGGCGAGCCGGACGACGTCGGCGAGCACGAGGTGCCACACTCCGGGGTCGCCCCATGGGTGGCAGCAGGTCGGGGTGAGCCGGTCCCCGGTCGTCGCGGAGAGGTGCACGTCGACGAGTTGCGCCGTGGCGATGATCTCTCCCGCCGGGAGATCTTCGGGGTAGAGCCGTGGGCGGTGTGCCGGATACCTGTCGTCGAGGACTTCATGGCGCCGCAGGAGATGCCGTACCCGTGGGTCGCGGCGTCCGGCGGTTGACCAGGCTTTGCCGGCGTGGATTCCGACAAGACCCCGGTATCGGGTGGGTGGCACGGGCTGGCCGTCGCTGCGGCTGGATCGGCTGACCCGGTTTTCGATGTTCTTCGCATCTGGGTTGCTGTGGCACTCGGCGATCGCGGAGGCCCACGGCTGCTTGATCGTGATGCAGGGCAGCCGGTCGAGGAGGAGGTCAGCCACGGTCGTCTCCGTCCGCGCCTGGCGTCGACACCCGGACGATGGCGTACACGCCCCAGTCGTCGCCGGTCTCGTCGGTGAGCCGCGCGGCCTCGGCGTGCAGCCGGTCGGGGGTGGCCTCCACGTCGAGCGTGACCCTGCACGGCCAGTCGGCAGGGTCGAGGTGGCCGACCGCGTAGCCGACGGCTGCGGCGTGGACCCCTTCGGTGATGGCCGCGGTGAGTCGGCGGCTGAGCGTGTCGCAGTGCGTGGCGAGTTCGCCAACGGCGTCCACGGTCTCTGCCGCGACGATCAGAGCGTGCCGGGCGGTCCCGTCGCTGATCGTTCGGGCCGGCCGGATTCCCGAGTCGGCAATTGCGACGAGATGTCCTTGGGCAGTGGCGCGAAACTCCGCCCGGATCTGGTCGTAGCGGTCGGCGTGCGGCCCGAACTCGTCCAGAGTGGGCCATCCGTGGTGGGTGCCGACGCCGAACCAGTGGGCGCAGAGCCGCTCGGCAAGGATCTCAACGGCGCGGGGGTCGGGTGTGGTGGTCACGGCTTCCATCCCTTCATCCACGGCAGGACCCGGCGGTCCATGCTCAGGCCGTCAGGGGTCGCCTCGACCCCGGGGAAACGCTTCTCGTAGTCGGCGCAGAGGTGCTTCGCTTCAGCCTCCAGTGAGGCTTCGAACTCCTGCTGGGTGATGATCCCTTTGTCGATCAGGAGCTCCGTCAGGGCGGACATTTCGGCGCGAAGCAGGATGGTCACCTCGCGGTGGTCTCGGACGGCGTCGCCTTCCGGGTCACCCTTGGGGCGGGTGCCAAGCTGCCATCCTGTGAAGAGGGCTCGCCATTTCGCGAGGATGTTCAGGGCCGCCATGGTGCGGCTCCGCTGGCCGATGGGGGTGGTCATCGGGTGGCCTCCGTTGCTTTGATGAGGTTGATGAACCGTCCTGGTCCGTGCAGGTCGGCGGTGTATCTGGCCTGGATCTGCGCGATGGCGGACCGGAGGGATTGCTGGCCCGCACCCCGGGCGGGG